CCAATGATTGGGTTCGTTAAAATAAAATGTAGTACTGACTTTTGGGCTTCCGAAAGTATATATTTGAACATTGTGTCTCCCTGTTGAATGTAACCATAATCCTATGATTTGTGCTATTGCACCACCAAGTGAATGTCCTGTCAAGTATACTGTATAATCTAAATCATATTTGTCTAGAATATCTTCATAGATGGTTTCAGCTGCATCTCTAAAACCTCTATGTAGTTTTGTGTCTAATCTGTTATCTATAAATGGTCTTGCATCAAGGTCAGATAATATGTTTTTCCAGTTTGCTGTTCCTCTGAAAATGAGAATAGTGATACCATCTTCTTGTATTACAAAATAAGAAAACTGGTCTTTTTTGATACGATATTGGTCTGAAATCATCTTATTCAAACCATAAAATTCTGGTTCATCTGGTGATACTTTACCATCTGCAAATATTCCCTTATCAGTATAAATGAGTTTGGAATACTCCCCCATTTCAATAAGAGAATCTAATGTTACTGGTAAGGTAGTCCTGTCACCACTTTCTCCATTACTCCATAGAAACCAATTTGTTATTGAACATCCACTAAGTAGTATCAGACTTATTGTTATTATGAGTTTCCAGTTCTTCTTTTTTCTTCCAAGCAGTTGCACCTAATATGGCTCCGAATGACAAGTGAAACATTGCACCTCCTTCTAAAGTGAGAGGTGTCCATCGACTCGCATCGCATACCAAATCTTTGGCTACCATCATATTACAATAACTATTCATGTATATATTCCAGACTACAGGCCCTATGAAAAAATCACAGAGACAAATGAAAAGATAAACAAGTCCTGCCCAATCTCTCCAATGTCTGTTAATTGTTTTGTTGATTCCCATTATTTATCATCAAGTTCATAATTAAAAGCTTTCATTGTTTTTGGGGCTGGTTTGGCCATAGGTCTTAACCAAACATGAATGACCATTGAACCAGTTGGTGAAGGGAAAGTAAAGGCTGGTTTTCCCTTTTTCATCTTATAATCATCAGTTGCATTCACAGGGAATTTTGCAAGTTTCCTTTTCTTGATTTCATTACTAACGTACTTATCAAGTTTATCGTCTAAGCTCTCACGGAACTCTATGTATCTTTTCATGTACCCTTATCTTTTTTATGAGGAAGTCTACTTTTTTCAGCCCTTCCTCTGTTTTTAGATTGATCTTCAAATCCTACAATCTTTTTACCCTTATGAGATGCATCCTTTTTGTCTCCATTCCCATAAGTTCCCTTTTCACGATTATACTTTACCAGTTCTGCACGATACTTAATTCTTTCAGGTGAAGATTGATACTTCTTATATTCTGCTTTATAGTCTCTGGTGTATTCTTTGAATGTTTTCATTTTCCCAACTCCTTTTTAGCAACTTCTCTTGTGTATATCTCTAACTCTATGGCAGCATTCCACATTTTTGTTTTCCACCCCTGAGACTTTGCAAACTCCATCAATTCATTTTGTTCTGGTATCAAAGAATTCTCGCCGTCTTTGTCTAGTTTTAGTTTAAAGAAATGTGCAGTCTTAACCTTAAAGTTATTGACTACTTGTTCATCCCATGAATAATCGGTTTCTCTTTTCCTTGCATAATTCAACATGGCCTCACTAAATGTTTTAATATTTTTCTTGATAACACTTTCCACTCCATCTAAATAATCTTTTATTATTAGACTCATAGTTTTACCATCAACTTTTCTTTTTGCCATGTGCCATAATCCAAATTCATCCAAAGTACTTTGAAACTTATCCCTTTCAAGATATTTATTGACTAATTTTGTAAACATTGTTTCAAGATCTTTTTCTACTTTTTTAAAATCTGTCCATCTTGAAGTTTCTTGAAGGTCACTTATTGTTGTGTATCTTCTACCAACTCTATCTACATCAGTCATCACATCACCTTTAGCAGATAAAATAACATCTGCATCCATCTCTAATACTGAACGTGCAACTCCATAAGTAGCAATACCTTTTTCCATATACTTAGATTGCATTGAAAAAAATGCAGATATTTGTTTTTTCTTTCCTTGAAGTTTTGCTATAGCTTTAACACCATCTTCATCTGTTGTATGAAATACTGTTGCTCTAAGTGTTTCAGGCCAGATTCTTTTATACATGGATGATGATATAGGAATCTTCAATCGGTCATAACTCTTGATTGATGGCATGAATAACATATCTGATAGACTTGATCCACCCCTAAATTCTCTTAAATATTGTTTAAATGTTATCATACCCTCAACTTTTGATTACTTGTTTTAAAATCTTTTTTCCTCATTACAGTCTTTGCAACAAGGTCTAACATACCCTTCCTGAGATTCAGAACAAAGGGCATATTGACATCTGTTTCCATATCATGAATGACAGCCTGTGCATTTGGATTCATGTTAGATATTTTCTTACCATGTTTCTTGTAGGTCAAACGAAACAACCTAATCAGTTCTGCTTGATTGATTGGTTTCTTGTTTCGTTCATCATTTACCCTATCGAGAAAATGTCTGGTAAATTCAACATCAATTCCCACAGCTGCAAATAATCTGTCTGCATACTTCTCTATTTGATCCAAGTCTGACTTAGATACTCTTTCAAATATGTACTGAGAAAATGTTTTCATCTTATACATCACCAATTTCTCCACGAGCAGCGGAGTCTACCTTGTCTTGACTCTTTGCCCACTTCTGAGCCTGGGCTTTGTTTTTAAATCCATTAGAAACTGGCATCCATTTATTGTTTCCCACATGACCCATTACATACCATTTCTTGTCGTTAGGGTTTTTGGAAACAATATACTTGGAATTTGCTTCTTTTAGATACTGTGAAAATGTTTTCATCGTTTTCTATGATTCCAGAGTTCCCATAATTTATTTTCTTGTTTTTCATCCATTCGACCAAATATCTTACTCCATTTGGTTCTATATTCTTCAAAAAACAGATTCTTTTTTCTTTGTTCTTGTGATCTATCTATGTAATACAATAGTTTTTATTATTTCTTCTTATCCTTCTAAGAGTTCTTGTTCTCCCGATTCTGCAAGCATCTTTCGGTTGGCTATATGTTCACCTTCTACATCATCTTTATTCTGGCCCCAGTAACCTACTGCATAACCATTCTCACACATCCATTTGTTTACATTTGTCCATCCTCCAAAATCATGTCCATCTTCAGTACAGTTCACCCATACCTCACCAAGAATTCTACCGAATTTTCCTCGACTATCCTTCTCTGGACATCTAATCTGGATTTCTATATCATCTCTATCAGACATGACTGCCCAATGTACCCATTCCTTCAGATGTTTTTTAGATAACAGTCCGTAGACCTTTTCGTTTAAATTTCTTGTTCTGGATTCTGGTGTGTCAATACCCAAAAGTCTTACTCGACTTTCAAACCTGACATCAAATCCTAAGTCAAAGACACAATCCAATGTATCTCCGTCTACTACTTTTGTTACTGCGACCACATCATAAATGTATTCACAGGGTTCATCATTCTTGTATTCAGCCATTATTTTTCTCAGTTTGATTCACGACAGCCGTGAGTTTCGTATTTTATTTGTTTCCATGTATTATTTTCTTCATTGTATTTCATCCGTATCATGTTTCCATGACCATCACAATGATGAGAATAAATTCCTTCTTTTAGTTCAAAAAATCCTGCGTGTACTAAACCTTGTAATTTTTCTCTAGGTAAATACTGTGATGCATCTATCCATTTTTCCATAGATACATCCATAGACGCCATCCATTGTTCATCACTAGGTCTGGTGTCTTTCCAATCATCGGGGGGAACACCACACCCTATTAGGAACAATAATATTATCACATATTTCATATTGTCAACCAAGCAAGGATTTGTCCTAAAAATATACCAATAATAATTGTGATACCAAATATTATTGGTTTAATTAAAAATTTCTTTGAAGTATTTATATGAACCTCCTTTTCAGGAAGTATTTAGGTAGGTTATTATTAAGATTTTGGATATTTTGCTTTTACTGCCTTACAGTCAGAAATATATTTATCAATTTGAGTTTGGTCATCTTTTACAATACCATCTAGATAATCTTGCATTGGTGGATACTCTAATTTCCTTTTATCTGCATATGTCGGTGTAGGGGGATCTGGTTCTGAATCTGCTGGATCTGGATCTGGATCTGATTTTGGTATATCTTTTACAACCCAATCTGTTCCATCAAAAGAACACGTTTTTTTACTTGCATCAAATGAAGGTGGTTTAACTTCAGTTGCTCCCGCTGGTAAATGAAATAATCCTGCTGTTACTTGATCCTCATGTGCTAATACCTCTACACCATTTTTCATATTATAAACAGTTTTAGTTCCCATATTTTCCCTTTAATATTTAATACAAAATGTAACACCCAAATTAAATGGTCTAGTTTCATCTCCATGCCGAGGAGCAGGAACTCCTGCGCCGGGATAACCAGCATTAGTTGGAGTTGCGGCTCTCCATACATGACCAGCAGTATTTGCAGTGGTATAATTTCCTGTATTTGTGTATCCAGCAGAACCAGCACCTCCTGCATATTCAACAAGTAATCCAGTTTGAGCAGTTTGAATATTATGACCATGACTTTGAAATTGATCGTTTTCAGATGCACCTAAAGCGGGCCCAGCAAAATCAGAACTGCCATCTGCCATATTTGCTGTACCATGTGATCCTGTGCCTCTCAAGAATGCACCTCTTAAATCTGGAAGATTAAAAGTACTAGAACCATTACCAGCACCCCATGTAGTACCAATGACAGCAAATAAAGCATCATATGTTGTAGTTCTAGATACCGCCGCACCATTACAAATAATCCAGCCTGTAGGAGCTGAAGCAGAACCAAAAGAGGCAATCATTCCTACTATGTTAGAAATACTAGGATTAGTTAATGTCTTATTAGTAAGGGTTTGTGTGCCAGTTGTAGATACAACATCACTTGCTACATGAACTGCATCTACTGAACCATCAACATACTGAGGACTATTTACAGAATTATCTGCAAGAACTGCATTTGTAACTTTGTCTAATGCCATTTTTTATTTTTGTTATCCGTTGTTATTATATTTATACAAACAAGGAATACTGTTTCCTTGATTTCAATCGTGAGATGAGTCTACCATCCTCATAAATCTCAACATTCCTTCCATCCGATTGTAATTTTTCTGCTTCACGATATGCTGATTCCTTGTTACCTACATACTTTAATCCATCGCTAACTTCCACTTGCCAAGTTGGTAGTTGATACATGAAGGTTTTTCCCTTTTTCTATAGTGCGAACACTATTATTTATGAAAATTGAAATCTTGACTAATTTAAAACTAATTTATCTGGACTTTTTTTTAACTCTTTATTTAACTTATTTATTTGTTCTGTATTTAAATTTAATGTAGTTATTGAATGTTTGATTCCTGTTTTTACCCCTCTAAAATAACAATAATTAGTAAAGGCTGAAAATGCAAGAAACCAACCTAGTATTTCCCACCAACTCATGATCTATCCTTTTTCTTCAATTCATTTGTTATCCATGCAGCGGCAATAACATTCTTTACTGGTTTTGATATTGCTCGTCTGATGTGTTTTGTACTTATTTCTAACATATCTTCTTCAACTCCATTATTATCTACAATGAAGAATCGTGAAGGCCCAAAGAAGTTCTGGAACTTACCCATATTATTTTGGACATCCTGCCAACTTTTCTTTACTAATTTAGGTTGTACTGAACGGGCTCTCTGTTCGTTTCTTGCGAGTGCAACTTCTAGTGAGGTGTTGACAAAAACCATTGAGGTTTCATATCCAATTTGTTGTAACATTTTAGCTTGGTCTGCAACCTTGTCGTATTTGTGTCCAGTACCATCTATAAGAATTCCTAAACGACCCTTGACTGCATGAAATTTCTTTGATGCAGTTACCTTCTTTGCTCTTTCACGTTCCACATCTCTCTTTTC